CGTCTAAGATTATTTATCGTTCTATGTGGGAATTTAAGTTTTTTCGCTATGTCGATGAACATACAGATGTTATTTGGTGGGCTTCTGAAGAATATGTTATACCATACATGTCTCCGATAGATGGGAAAATGCACAGATATTTTCCGGATGTTGTTTTGAGAAAAAAGACACCATCTGGTGATACTGAAACAATAATGATTGAAATAAAACCAAAGAGCCAAACTAGACCGCCCGACATAACAAAAAAGAATGCGACTCCATCTGGTAGAATTTCAAAAAGGTACATAAACGAAGTGAAAACTTACGGAACTAACGATGCAAAATGGAAAGCCGCTCGCAAATTTTGCGAAGAGCGTGGATGGAAATTTGCAATATTTACCGAAACGGAGCTTGGGATAAAGTAATGGCAGCTAAAATATTTGATGATATGCTACTTAAAGGAATACGTTCTGGCCAGGTACCTGCGCGTACTCAAGCCGCTAGAGATTGGTATAGAAATCAATCTAAAATGGTAAAAAAATCTGATGTGCAAGAAATGAAATTGATTAGACAAATGGGCTCTGACCGATATGAAAGTAGATTTAGAATCGGTCATATGTATATGTTTGCATACAATCCTAAGCACAAAGACACGTTACCATATTATGACCGTTTTCCATTAATTTTTCCGATAAATAAAGCAAAGGGTGGGTTTCTCGGAATTAACTTTCACTACCTTCCACTGCAGTTAAGGGCAAAACTAATGGACGCATTATATGACGTAGCATCTAACGATAAGTTTGACGAAACTACTAAGTTGAGAAGTTCGTATAGCATATTGAGCGGCGCTTCAAAGTATAAAGAATTTGCGCCGACTATAAAACATTATTTGACAAAACACCTAGTAACAAAACCGGCTTATATACATCCTACTGAGTGGGACGTCGCGTTATTTCTTCCGACCGAAAGCTTTGTTGGCGCAAATAAAACAAAAGTCTGGCAGGATTCCAGAAAGATTATCAGAGGAAGCCGTTAATGTTTAACATAAATGAATTCAAAGGTGCAATGAATAAGTACGGCGGGCCAGCTCGTAAAAACCTATTCGTTGTTGAAATAGTAAAAACACCGAATGGCAACGATGGCATGAGTACTTCCGATTTAAGATTTTTCTGCCAATCTGCAACGACTCCTGGAATAAATTTTGCAGTTCAAGATTACATGCCAAATGGTTTTGGACTCCGTCAGACCGTGCCTACAGCAGTAAATTTAGATCAATTTAATGCAATATTCATGTTAGATTCTGATCATATGGTTCTTCGTTTCTTTCATCAATGGATGCAAACAATTATAAATTACAACTATGGAGATGGAGCTTTTTCAGAAGTTGGAGAAAAATTACCTTTTGAGATTGGTTATAAAGAAGACTTTGCTGCTACAATTATAATTAAGCAATATAGCACTGATTCTCCAGATAGCTATTATGAATATACTCTACATGAAGCCTTTCCTACTCAAATAAGCGGCGTTGATAGCGCGTGGAGCGACAATGATTCTTTTGCTACAGCAACTGTAAATTTTGCATATTCGCATATAACTATGACTGGAACTAAAAGAGGTTCACCAACTAATAGAAATACAAGAGGAACTGGGCTTTTAGATCTTATCAATAGAACTGGAAATACTGGGCAAGTTATAAATCAATTATCCTTGCCTAGATCAATACAAGATGCAGTAAATTCATTTACACAGATAAATACTGGTATAAATGGATTGAAAAACGGATTTTCACAAATTAAATCTGGCTTAAAAAATATTTTTTAATGAGGAGACTATAAAATGGCACTACCTAAAATTGACCTACCGATATATGAATTGGAATTACCTTCAAATGGTAAAAAAGTAAAATATAGACCATTCACTGTAAAAGAAGAGAAAATACTACTTATTGCTAAAGAATCTGAAGACAGCAACCAAGTTATAAATTCTATCAAACAAATAGTAAATAACTGTTTAATAGATTGCGATATAGATGATTTAGCATTATTTGATTTAGAATATATTATTGTTATAATACGATCTAAATCTATTGATAGAATAGTTAAATTTGAAATATTGGATCCAGATACACAAGAAACTGTTCCTTTGGAATTAGATTTATCTAAAGTTGAAGTCGAAAAAAATGAAGATCACGTTAATAAAATTCAAATATCAGATAATTTTGTAATGTTTTTAAAATATCCAGGTATTGATGACTTTTTTGATATGGTTACAGATAAAAACCCTTCTGCTGAAAAAAATTATAATATCATGATTTCTTGTATTGAAAAAATAGTTTCTAATGATGAAGTTTTTAATTTAAAAGATTTTACAAAGAGTGAAATAGATTCTTTCGTAGAAAGTTTAAGCAGTGATGTAACAGTAAAAATGAAACAATTCTTTGATACAATACCAAAAGTTACTCACAAAATTTCGTATGTTAACTCAAAGGGCGAAGATAAAACTTTCGTTATACAGGGCACTCAAAGTTTTTTTATGTGATACTGAGTCATAGTGATTTATTCATTTATTATCAAAAAATGTTTAGCATGGCTCAGCACCACAAATATTCTATAAAAGAACTCGAAGAAATGATGCCGTATGAGAGAGATTTATATTTTGAATTACTGTTAGATTATGTCAAACAAGAACAAGAAAAAAATAGAAAGTAATTAAATGGCTACGATGGATGATCTAAAAACCGTTATGGAGTCTGTAGAACTTGCCATAGTTACTCAGACTTCTGTCATAATGCAGCTTGTTGATACACAAGAAACGGCTATTGCAGAACAAAAAAGAGCAAACGAGTTATCGCGCGCAGGTAGATCATCATCTGAAGGTTCTGGGGGTGGAAGCCTTTTAGGAGGCCTATTCGGCGGGGCTAGATCTGGCGGTGGTGGTGGCGGTATTGGTGGAAGACTAATTGGTGGCGCGGCGGGAATAGGCGCCATGGGGCTTGCAATACCAGCGTTTTTTGGCGGACTTATGGCCGGAGACGCTGGGCTTGGGTGGCTTGGTCAATTTGGGTCTGGTTTTGATTTTACTAGTTTAAAAGCCGCCGCACTCGGATTTTCTGATATTATTACAGAAATGGATACAGAAGCATTTCTCGTTTTGGCTGGTATTATGGGTATATCTGCTATAGGTGGTGTCAAGGCTGCTGCTGGACTTGGTGCGATGGGTTTTGCAATATCTGCGTTCTTTGGAGGTTTATTAGCAGGAGATCTAGTATTTAGTAACGTAACTGCCGTTGACGGAAGTTACAATTTCAGTGGATTAAAATCTGTAGCTATTGGATTTTCTGATGTTATAATGTCGATGGATCCTGGTTCGATGAAAGTTCTAGCCGGAATACTTGGCTTAAGTGCGGTAACTGGTTTAATTGGAAAAGACTCAACTGGTGCTGCTAAAGCTCTAGGATCTATGGGTTTAGGTATTTCTGCGTTTTTTGGCGGATTGCTGGCTGGTGATGCTTTATTTTCTGGCGTTGAAGCTCTCGGTGGTAATTTAGATCTTAACGGCCTTAAAACAGTGTTGGAAGGATTTTCTTCATCTATTGACGCGTTAACACCAAAAGCTGCTATAGCTTTAGCTGGTATTATGGGCGGTGCTGGACTCGCATCCGCGTTTGATAAGGGTACTGGTGTTAATGCGGCGTTAAGTTATGCTGCTATTATGACTGGTATCGGCGCTGGTATAGCCGGCCTTATGGGTGGTCTTGTTGTTGGTAGTGCTGGAATAGAATGGTTACAAAAAAGTACTGGCATGACTGGTGAAGGTTTAGTATCTGCGTTCAATATGTTTGATACGTCAATAGGATCTTTATCAAAAGAAAGTGCAACTGCATTAGCAAGTATTATTGGAGCATCTGGTGTTGCAGCGGCGTTTGGGGGTGGCATCGGGCTTGCAGCTAGTACAGCTGCTATTATGACTGGTATTGGTGCTGGTATATCTGGTCTTATGATTGGTTTATCTGCTGGAAGCTCAGGTATAGAGTGGATTAATAATGCTACCAACGCGAATGGCAGCGGATTAGTTAATGCATTTAAAATGTTTAACGACTCTGTTGGAGAGTTAAATAATGAAAATGCAATAAAAGCTCTTGGTGCGATATTAATAGCTGGCGCTGCTATAGGCGCGATAGGAGGCCCAGCCGTTGCCGGCATGGCCGGCCTAGGTATTTTTGCTATTATGACTGGTATTGGTGCTGGTATATCTGGTCTTATGGTCGGTCTTGCAGCTGGTGATTTTATTACAAGTTATCTTCAACAATTTAAAGGTGAAGGTGAAGGTATAAGTGGCGTATTTAAAACATTCAATGATTCAATACTTGCAATAACTCCGGAAGCAATTGAAAGACTTAAAAAGCTTACAGAACTTGGCGGTTTTAAAATTGCAGGTGCATTGACTGGATTATCTGCTGGGGTGGTAGCATTTTTAGGCGCCGAAGGATTAGGAAAATTAGCAGGTACATTGAGTGAGGCTTTTTACGGTGTTTTGGATTCAGTGTTTGGAACTGACTATAGCACAGATTCTAGTAAAGGTATCATATCAGCGGTTTTAGAAGGATTAGAGCCCATTGATGATTTTAATCTTGATAAGATTAATGAGTTTTCGGATAGTCTAAATAATTTAACACTTTCTTTTCAAAATTTATCTTCTTTATCAGTAGGCAGTGCTTCTAGTAATTTAGCAAATATGGTAAAAGATATAGGCGGTCTTCTTTCTATGTGGCCACACCTTATGGGCGATAATCCTGAACCCTTTGATCCCAGAGGATGGAAAGCGTTTGGAAGGGATAAAATAGATTTTGGTGGAGGATTGAGAAATTTAAATCCAAATGACATAGAATTACTTAGCCAGCGTGTAAATGAAATAAGATCCGCATTGAATAGTACTATGGATAATGTTAACGCTGTTAGTTCGGCAAATTCTTTAGGTGCCAATGGTACTGCGCAAAGCGCTTATATAGATAATAGAGTAACTAATAATTACTATAATGGTGGAGACACCCTAAGTCAAACTTCTATAAACGCTACTTCTTTAGAGCTTGGATATACAAGCCACTCGGGAGCACGATAAAAAGGGGGAACTTAGTTCCCCCTTTCCTCACTCTTCAGTAAGTAATTGTTTTTCAGTTGGTTTTCCGATAGGAATTTTCCTAGGCTTCTTTTCATCTGGAATTACGTTAACTAAACGAATAGTTAGCATTCCCTGATTAAGAGATACACCATCGACTTGCATTGTATCTGCTAGCGCAAACTTTCGTTCAAAGTTGCGAGCTGCGATACCCTTGAATACATATTCCGCGTCTTCGTCAACAGCAGAAATATTTCCTTTTACGGTAAGTATTCCATCATGCAATTCAATATCAAAATCTTCCTCATCAAATCCAGCAACTGCTAATTCGATAAGATAGGTATTTTCACCTGTTTTAATGATATTGTATGGAGGATATTTTTGCTGGTTACTTGCCAGCCTAGAAGCAGCATTTGCTCTAT